CGCCTGTCCGTTTGTCGTAACATCAAGAATGGTCAGCACCTTGAGTGTGTACGCTGTATTGGATGCAATGGCGTCAAGAGCGTCAGCAGCAGCGTAGTAAACGTTGCCATTGCTCAGCTCAAGGAACGACTCCATCTCATCATCTGTGAAGATGTATTCTCCCGCAGCCTTGTCGCCTGTGAGAAGCCTTACCAACCTGACAGATTCAGCGTACTGACCCATAGAGATTCCTCACTACTTCGTAGACTTGAGAGCGCACTTAGGGTCGATGACGGTACCACCCATGACATGACGAACCTTGTAGCCGATAGCATCGTGGTCGAAGTCACCCGTCATAGTACCAACAGAGCCACCAGAAACGCTTACAGCGTTTGGAGTCTTCATGAACAGCTCAGGTGAACGGTGACCGCGCAGGAATGCGAACTCAACTGCACCACGAGCATCGTTAGGATCAGCGAGCAGGTAGTATGCGTCAGAGCCGTGTGCCTTGTCAAGTACTGGCAGATAGTGGTTAACGACCAGCTTGAGCTTGCCACTCAGCCAGTTGTTAGTGCGCATCTGGAAGGACTCCTGATCGTTATCCCAAGCAAGGAACTCAGAAGCGTTGAGGATGTTGTTAGCAGTGACCTCAAGCGCAGGAGGGACCATGAGAATCGCAGGACCAACCGTGATAGGCTCACCGTCGGCGTCGACCTTGCTGGAGAACTTCTCGATGGCCTTCTGAAGGTTCTGAACCGTCAGAGGGTTGGATGAGAGGACATTGTCGTTAGCATCAGAGAAGAACGTGTTGTTCATGAGAAGGTTGGTGCACTCCTTCTCCTCGGTACGACGAGCAGCCTTACCAAAGCGAGTTGGCTGGTCGGTGAGGAGATTGAGGTTATCGTCGATGATCGACTCCCAGGAGAGGTCAAAGCGAGCACCAAACTTCTTCACAGAGAAGGACAACTGGCTCTCAGAGCGACGGACAGCCTGATACTCGCCTAGCTCGTCAACAGGCTTCAGCTGACCCTCGCCACCGTCCATAGCATAACGCTTAGCAGGACGGAAGTCGGAGACCTCAGAGACCTTAGCCCACTGGGTGTAAGTCTGAGGAGCTTCAGCGTACGAAGCAAGAATCTGTCGGTCGAGAATGTCACCGAAGTAGATGGGGAAATCGCTGGTAGACATAGCTTCCTGGAAACGATACATGTCCAGCTTAGAACCGCGCTGAATCAGGTTAGCGCACAGGTTCGCTGCCTCAGCAAGACCCTTCTTGTACTCAGGGTTGTTACGAGGAGTAATGCGCATGCCCTCGCCACCGAAGAGCTTCTCAGCAGAAGCAGCTTCGGAATTGATGCTCTCTACGAGCTCAAGAAATTCAGCCATTATTCATACCTTCCTTTAAGCAGTAGCAACGTGAGCAAGACCAAGGTTGAGCAAGACTGGAGCCTTGCCAGTACCTGTAATGGTCACTGCCTTGGTAGCAAAACCGACAGCGATTGGCTTGGTACCACCAGTTGGCTTGACGGATACGACACCACCGACAGCAGTACTTGTAGTAACGGTCAGCTCCCATACACCTGTAGTAGCAAGGGTAGTATAGTAGTTGGTACCGTTATCGGTCTTAGCATCAGTCAATGCGACACCGACAATCTCACCGACCTGGACGAGTTCGCCACTCTTGACAGCTTTGTCGACTGGGAGTGTCAGGTTCTCGCCGACCTGAACAAAGTTCTTAGCCATATGTTTACTCCTTAACGGCCTTTAGCGGCAATCTTAGCCTCATTCTCTGTAAGACCCATAGCCTTGAAGGTATCGGTCATGTCGACGGCTTCTTCGAGCTTACCGCCATCCTCGTGACCATTCGAACCCATACCGGAGATGTTAATGCCACCAGATAGCTTGCTGATATACTCAGCTTCAGCCTTGATAGCTTCCTGGACGGATTCCTTAACCTTCTCCTGGTCGAGTACCTTCTTGATACTCTCCTCGTCTCCCTCATCCTTAGTCGCCATGAACTTACCAGACTCCTGCTGGATGCGCTCCTTGGTAACCTCAGGGAGATCGCTCTCTTTCAGCTCAGCTGCAACGATAGCACTGCACTCAGCGAGCATATGTACCTCGGACAGACGAGATACCTCCTGGGTGAGTGCATCGATGGTGCTCTGAGCTTCGGTGAGCTGATTGTTAAGACCGTTAATGGTCTCGTCTCGCTCGCCGATGGTCTTGATTGCTTCCTCAAGCTCCATATCGTTCTCCTTTTCTTTCTCTTCTAAAATCTCGATGGGACGCGCTGCCTCAGCGAATTGTGCAAGAACCTTACCACCAGCTCCAGCACGAGTGACGAAGTCTACAGACTGGACGAGGTTGATCTCGTCCACTATCAGACCACCACGATCCTCAGCTTCGCCTTCATGAACCTTGCCACCTGCGCGAATAGACACTCCGATGTATGGTGCAATCTCGTCAAGAGTCTCACGAAATGCGTCGAACACGATAGCATCTCCGTAGATACCAGCACCAGATGCATTGGATTCCTCATAACGGACGTTCGTAAGCACTCCAGCAAGGTCTCGTAGATCTCGCTCAGGACGCTCATAGTTGTCGGAGGATTTTGGATGGTTCCAGAACATCTGTGCACCTTCGAAAAGGCTGGCAGAAGCAGCTAGAACATCATTAGAATAATAACCTGAAGATCCCCATCCAGGCTGAATGACCTTGACAGGGTACTTACCTGAGGTGTTGGTCGCTTCAGTAAGCAACGATCCCAAGAATGTGATGTTATCCATGTTCACCTCCAACCGAGCCACACACTCTTATATGGAACACGTCGCACGGATGGGAGGGGTAGACCTCCATGCGACGCATTCTTGGAGTATTATCCTTCTTTCTAGAAAGGGATCTTCACGAGTTCCATCTGGAACAGTGAGGATTACCTGCGTTAAGGCTCAAATGTGATACCATTATCACCAGGATACGGTGCTGTATGATCGATTTTAGCGTCCCAGAATTTGTCTGGAATACCGTCTGGGAAAGCCTTACAATACGCCTTACCGTCAGCTGAGATACCTCCGAAGTGCTTGCATAACAGGCAAATCGGCTGCTTCGTGGGGTGAGATCCTTTGATTTTTACTCCTGTTGAGGGCGAATCCTCATAGTGCCACGTATCATTCATATTTTCTCCTTAAGGAATTAGTTCTAGCCAGTAGTCTTTGCCACCCAATTCATTCTCTTCTATGTGGTGTATCTTGAACTTTGAATCTGGAGCTATGAGATATTCCCATTCGTTTTCGTGATAAGATTTTCCGTCCACGTATATTCCGCATCCTCTATTAGGAGGGACATAGATGTGTGCTGTATTGTCTCTGCGAAAACCTGAGCTCTTGACGGAGGTTGAGAGGAACTCGGGAAGTTGTCTAGTCTCACCCTCTTTCCACGAGTCCCAGAAGTCTCCGTCGAATCCTCGGTTCACCACTATAGGATGAGTCGTCACACCATATGTTCGAATAGCTTTTTCTGCTCTCTCGACATGAGTCTTAACTTTTTCATCTGAGAACGGACTATTTACCTTACGACCTTTTCTGAGATAATCATTCATCTGTATATAATAGTATCCTGTATACTCCTGAATAGAGCCTATCATCCTCTTTGGCATCGAAGAGAAAGAAGCATTTTTATCCTTGATCAAATTAACAGCTTCAGGGATCTTTTCTCCTCCGTAACAGATGAACGTCTCTGAGTCTCCATTTTCGAATGCATCCCTTACCTTTTGATAATATTCTTTCCTTACAGAATCGAGCTTATTGTCTATGCCTTCCAGATCCCAGTCCTCCCAGTCGGGAATGCCAGATTCGTCGGTACGTTCGGCAGCAGCTTTGCCAGCCTTAGTATTTTCGTCAGGCTCGACTTGCTGGAGCTGTGACGAGACGGTCTTCTCCGGAGACTTCATAACGTCTTTTACAACGCCATCTGTATATTGCTTACCATATAATGAGCTTATAGGCTTGCCGAGGAGATCTTCGTCTAGGATCTCTTGCATGAAGTCACACCTACATCCAGGGAAGCGTGGTGGGTGCATATGTCCACTGGGGAACTCTTTGTCGATAGGTATCCAACCAGCCTGCTCGTTCTCCTTGCAGCCGTCAGACACACGATCGTCCTCAAGAGTCTGCCAGGCTTTCATCATTTTAACACCATTGCTTTGCAGGTAGTCACCAACCTGAGCGTTGCCCTCGCAATATGCGTTAGCAAGCTCCGTAACAGCCACAAGGACAGCACGATTAGGTATGTGCTTCTGTGGAGACGGTACTGCGAACTCTTCGAATTTAGACTTGATGGCCTTAGCTATGTCATTATAAGACACACCAGACTTCACGCCATCACTCACAATACGTGCGATCTCCTTGCGAGTGACGTCGTTAATCTGTGTGACAGCCTCAGCTGCATGCTTCTTAGCATATGCTCTTGCTCGTAGATTTGGAAGAGATACCCAACCAGTCTTGTCAGCCTTGACATTGAGGACTTTGGGAGCTTCCTGGAGTAAGGGATCCTCGGATACACTGATGGATTCAGATGTAGATGACGACTTCGACAGGGATGAAAGGAACCATCCAGTGCATCCGAGGTCGCGGGATTGCTCAACCGCTCCAGCAAGCCACACACGATAGAGATAATCCTCTACGACTCGTTGGAGTTCAGGTGTATGTCGCTGGACCTCTACTCTTATTATCGCGCTATATTTGTTCTTTAGGTCACGTGAATCACGAGGTTTTTTAGATTCGATGATATCTTCTCCGACAGGGAGACGGTCTTCTATACCTTTCCACGTAGCCCAGAACACCGTAGCAACGTCCAAAGACATAGGAGAAGCCCACGCTTGGATGAGTGCATTGTGCTTCTTGATGGCTAGGGCACTGCGATATTTTGCTATTGTTCCATACGGCTCAGCCATTAGATTCCCCGCTCCCTAAGCTCGGAGACCATCCTATCGAGCATGCTGATGTAGGACTCTTCCGTTTCACCTGCAGCTCTTTCCTCAGCAGTCTTGCCGTCCTTCTTAGCCTTGGCATCGTCCTCAGCATCCTCGATAGCATTGGAAGCCTTAGCTGCTTGAGCTGCTTGCTGGTCTGCAGCTGACTGCTGACCCATAGCAATCTCCAGAGCCTTCTGTTGCTTCTCTTCTTCGACCTCGTCCCAGCTCTTAGGGTCATCAGGGAATAGCTTATCTACGATATCTGTATCCTCACCAAGCGCAGTGAGCATCTGGGTAGTAGCTGTCTTGAGGTCGATGGTGTTGGCAGGAGTCTGACCAGAGAGAGTCACGCTCTTCACGATAGCATCAATACGCTCGTTGACGTCCTCCTGGAGAATAGGAGGGAACTTCACGTCAACCGAGCGGTCGGTATCACCCATGTCAACATAGGACTCACCATAATCGTTGAACGACATGACTCCCCTCAGCTTGCCACCAGGCTTCAGCGCAGACTGATTGATGACATACCCAAGGATGGTGTTGAACACGTCAGTCCAGAGCTCCTGACGCTCCTGGAACATGAGGAGCATCGGCTGTTCCATGGCCTTAGCTGTGGCAAGGTTGCCTGTACTTGGATCTCCGAAGTAGTGTTCGTAGATACCCGTAGCAGCGCACACCATAAGCAAAGCGCGACGACCATCATCTACTGCTACAGTAGCTCCACTCTTTGGCATAGGAGCAAGATCGAAGTTGTCTGAGGACATCCACACCTGAGCTGCCTGTCCAGGGAGATCACTGTTCATGGGGTTAGAACCACCATTAATGGCACCTTCGAGGACTTGCTTAGCTTGCGCCACGCCCGTGGCACCAGACTTGCTTGTGGCCTTCCAAGCGAACTTAGACAGGCTCTTGACAATGGTGTACCAGTCCTCAAGGAAGTCCTTGTAAGCCTTAGCCCAGTCGATGGCTGCATAGATTTCGCTTACTCCATATTCCATGTCGGACAGGCAGTTGGTCTTCACGTGATACACTGGGTTGAGTGCCATTACCTCGATGCCATTGAAGTGCTTAGGAAGACCTCCCTTGGGCATGTAGTTGATATCTGGGTACATTGCCTGGTGCATCTCGTACTTCTGAGATCCTACTTCCTTTGGTTGCTGCCACTGACGGTAGTAATACCAAGGCTCCTTGCTGTCGTCTGGGTTGTAGATGATACGCGTAATCTCGCTCAGTGGAATGGTACGTACGCGAGTGGCACCGTTTAGAGGATCTGTGAAGAACGTGAAGAACAGGTTTGAGGTGACCTGGAGCTCAGTCTCCTTGGTCAGCATAGCTTGCTCACCCGTGAGCTCAGCGCGGTTCTTCGAGTCCTCCATGAAAGCGTCGACAACTGTCTGCACGTCCTCATCAGCAGCTACCACGTCCACACCCTGACCGAACACGTAGTTCGCTTGAGTAGCTACGGCTCGCTTGATTAGAGGATTCTTCAACCAGTACACCCTGGCCATAGCAGCAATCTTGTCGATGGATGCCTTGGTGAACTGTTTATCAAAGTTCGAATCACCGATTCGCTCGTAGCCTGCGTCATCAAGAGCAAACTCAAGCTCAGCGATGCGTTCCTGCAGCAGCTCATTGTTGCTGTGCTCAGTGAATGCCATCTGACCGTAAAGCTCGACAGCTTCACTCAGGCTGTTGAGTTGACCTCCACTCAAGCCATTGGCTATCCTCAGCAGCGGATGATTCTTGTCCATTACCATGTTAACCTCCTACACTGGCGAGATGATGTTAGGTACGTCGAGCTCGACCAGTGAAGCGCCAGTCCTACGACTAGCGAGCTCTTGGGTTAGTATTGCAGCGTACGATGCCGTATCTACCTGGTCATCGTGAGCACCCATAGGGAAGCCGACCAACTCGTCCTCATAGTCTCCAAGCCATGCGGCACCCATGCGATGGAATACCTTATGGCTCTCGTATCGAGCTCCCATAGGGATTGCCTTGGTGACTTTGTCCTTAGTGGCGTTGAGTTCCATCACAGGTACACCAGAGTTGCGGAGCATCTGGAAGACAGGACGACCGACGCCATTGACCTCGATGCCCATGCAGGTCGGCATGTACCGTCTGTACTGGTCCAGCAGAAGTCTTGGTTGCTCTGCTCCTTCCATCTGTGCCCTGAACACGTCCCACAGGAGCAGGTCGTTCTTCGGAGTGACAATCCACGTAGAACATACGAACCAGTCTGCTGTAGTCTTGGCTGAGGCAGTTGGATCGACCGTTTGGAAGTGCCAGCATTGCTCAGGTACGAATCGCTCATCTCCCGTGTCCCTGTGCAGGACGTACGTGTGATCGACGAGTTCCCAGTATCTGAAGTCTTTCCTGCGGAACATTGTACCATCTGGAGGACTAGGATGCTGCTGGTACATAGCATTGAACATGTAGCTACCCATGGCAATGCGCGTACGCTCCAGCGAAGTCTCATCGTACATCTCTGGCCAGAGAGCTTCTCCATCCTCACGACCGAGTGGGTCGTTGCCCTCAGCCAAAGCTGGCAGGGACAGCACCTTCCACTTATCAGCACCCTTCTCAGCGTCCGCAAGAAGACGTCCTGCAAGGTCATCCTGGTGCCAGCGCGTCATGACGACGATGACGGCTCCTCCTGGAGCAAGACGAGTACGTAGCGTAGTCTGGTACCAATTATAGGCTGAGCGTCTTACCGTCTCGGAGGAAGCTTCTTCGTAGTTCTTAATAGGGTCGTCGATGATAGCGATGTGAGCACCTCTACCTGTGATAGCTCCACCGACACCTGCAGCGACAATACCATTGTCAGGGCTTCCCTCAAGTCCCCATCTGTCTGCACGAGCTGCGTCCTCTGCGAGCTTGACGCCGAACATGTCTTCGCTGTCTCGCATCTTGTTACGCGTCATACGACCGAACTCCTGAGCTAGGTCTGCTGAGTAAGACGTGAGCATCCACGTCATCCATGGGTTGTTACCCATACCCCACACAGGAAACTCCTGGGAGACAAGACGAGACTTGCCGTGACGCGGTGGCATGAAGATCATGACGCGCAGGTTGTCACTCTCAGACTCTTTCATGCGTCCTTCGTGGATGGCCACTACGTCATTGATGGTGGCTTCTAGCTGAGCTGCGATTAACCTGTGGTGACGACCGATTTTGTAGTTGTCATCCATGTATAATGTGTAGTCTAGGAGGTGTCTTAGAGCGAGCTCGCGTCTGATTGTTTCGAGCTGTCTGACCATGTCAGGTACATTCTTGATATCAAGAGGATTCTGCTTGTCCCCAGCGCACTCCTGGACCGTAAAGGTATCCTTCGCTGGAGTACCAAGTCTTTTGACGACATCGTTCTTCTTAGGCATTGCTCACCTCCGCGTCTTGTACGGGGATTGGAGGTAGCGCAGCTTGGTCTACGTTCTTCCCCACGGTTACGTCCACAGCTTCTGCAATTTCTTTTACTTTAGCGCGGAGTTGTTCATCTGTTAGAGATTTCACGTCTATCTGGTAATTCACGTCGAGCTTGTGTCTAGTCTCGACGGAAATTTCCATGACACGCTTGGCATTCCACACATCAGGCATACGACATTCCAGGTAACGAATCATCGCAGACACGTTGCCGTTGATGGCAGCTGAGAACAGGGCATTCTCAACAAGCGAGCAGGCAAAGATACGTGCTTCTTCCAGTTCACACCAGAACTTAGCGTACTTGCCTTCTTGTCCGCGAGCCATCTCTTCCTTGCCACGACGACGCCACTCTGTGATGGTACGAGGGTTCAATCCTACTCGTGCTGATGCTGTTGTGAAGGTATACCCTTGACGCACAAAAGCGATTATCTTGTCCGATACTTCATCGAACATATGATAACCTCCCTTTGCCGCTGCTTCTTCTATGTCAGTGTGTACAGCGCAGAACTTCCCGTCCACCGTTGCACCCTTCGTGCATTGCTTTCCTGTACGAGGATTTCTGCCTTGACAACGAGGAGTTCCCCAATACGTAAAATGTTCGGGATCTTCAAGGTGCTTAGGATGTGGATTGTCCTTCGTGTATCTAGGCTTCTGCTTCTTGACTTCAGGCTTCTTCTTCGAAGCCTTCACCTTTTTCTTTTGCCTGTTAACCGTCATTATCACCACATTCCTATTGATTTTAGATAGACTCCTTTTATATTATCCCTCTTTTCTCTATTATTACTT